GTCGAGAGCACTTCAAACGCACGATCCAGTGTCAGGCCGGTGACTAAATCACGGATCGGCAACGTGACACGCACCATGTCGCCAATTTCCAGTGTATTCAGCTTGGGCATTAACGTAAGCGATATTTGCATAGGTGGACGCGAATAGCGCGCCAGCACACGCTGGAACCGCTGGTATAGCTGCTTGATAAAAACTGAGGTAGGCGGTACGCCCTGCGCGTTGTAGCTTAATTGCGGTGCATCGCCCCATTTTTTAACTGAGGCGGCATCAATAAAAAGTGTTGAGCGGATATATTTACCCGACAATTTTGGTTCTTCGTCATAATTAATTTGGAGCTGGTTTGCCAGGGAAGGATAGTTGTAATTCAAATCACCCCAGAGCGTGACGTTATCGCGGGTGAGCTGAATGGCACAATTTTCTTTAATGGCGTTTGAAATATCGTTGTAGGCGCGAATCGAATATTTGCCATCGCCGCGCACAAAGCCAAAAGCCCCTAATATTTTTAGTATTGAGTCCTCGATGAACTTTTTCGCGACAATGCCTTTGTTAATCACAAACTCGAATTGTAGGCCATTCGCAGGCAGCGGGGTAACGGCTGATAGCCCGGTAAGCAGCTGGCCGACTTGCAGCCAATCCGCTTCCATTACGTCATTGGTGCTATCCATACCGCAACCCCAGTGCGCCGGGTAGGCATCATAAGCGCCATTCGCCAGGGCGGTACCGGAAGATTCCATGAGCTTCAGCGCCATGGTGATCGGGTTTTCGTTCAGATAAATCACTTCGGTTACGTTGGCATTTACGGCGTGCGCGGCGGCTGTGGTTCCGAGTATCCCGCGATCAACTGCGGCAACAGTGAAGCTACTGATAGATGCAACAGTCCAGCGCATAATCTCACTGTCTATCTGTATAAATCCGCTTGTTCCATACGTAACTGAGGTTGAGAGTAAAAATTTGCGCGCATTGTCCACTGCAAAAGTGACTGCGCCAGAGGCTGCAATAGTGGCACTCGTGACCGTTGCCGCCGGGTTAAAGATGGTTTTTTGCAAACGCTTTTGCACGTCTGCTGCGGTGATGGTGTATTCATTCAGGGCTGAAAGTTTTAAGTCTTGAATCTGCATGGTGCGCACCAACACGCGATCAGCCCAATCCATACCCTGGAACATTTTGTAAATGCTCAAGCGCTGCCGACGCAGGCCGTGACCGGCATTATTGGCGGCGGCAATAATGGCTGAGACAGAGCCCTGATAATCGGTCACGGTCAGGGTGATATTGCCAATCGTTGATACGCCATTGATCGGGTCGACTTGTTGCGACATCGAGCTGATTGAATCGGATTTGAGTACCGGGAACCAGTGTGTCGGATAGGGGAAATTGGCAATGTTATTCACATCGCAGGTAGCGAAATAAATATCATTCGTGCCCGGTGTACCGTCTTTGCCGCCATTGAAAAAAAGCTTGGCAACATATACTGGCCATTTGGTCAGGCCGTTGTTTTGTGCGCGGTAGTTGGCGTTGGTATTGAGCATATCAAGCCAGCGCGAAAGTGGGTACGGTGGACGGAAATTGCACGGTGGCCAATACCATCAAATCAAAATCAAACTGCCAGCGCGAGGTGGTGCCGATGCGCTTGGCATTCAGGCGCTGATTGGCGACACAGCTATAATATTCAGCTGGGAAATTGTCGTAATCGGGATACCAGGTCATTAAGGTACCTGCCATCAACTCAGTATTCAGCGCATTCAGCACGGCAAATTCATTCACTTGTGCATTTCGGTCCTGAACTACATTCGCCAAGGAAAAAGTGAAGCCGGTGGTTGAGCCAAAGTTTGATACTTCGACTACGCCCGACGCGGATCGGGAGACGTTGCGCACATCGGTGTAATACGGGTCATTAGCTGTATAGCCCCAATATAAATTTATATCCTGCACCGATCCGACCGGCAGGGTCATGGCGAATACATCATTCAGCGCGAAAACATTCGCCACGGTCAACGGCGATTGCATGGTCGTATTTGCAATCGTGGTGGTGTAAGTGATGCGACCTGGCATTTAAGCCCCCGCCAGCATCTGCGCCTGACGGCTGCGCGGGTCGATTATGGTGACGTCTGCATTAGTGATTTGGTTTTTGATTTCAGGGATTACTGTATTCGTCACAAAATCAGCGGTCATGACGTTGCCTTGGATGTAAACGTTCACCGGCTGCATCGCGGGGGCGTTCACGGCGGGTGCGGTGGTGGCCGTCACAGTTGACGGCACCACATGCGGATTGGCGACTTGCCCGGGAATTGAGGTGGATGAAATACCCCCCGCTGACGGCGCGGACCCGGAAGCGTTACTCCCGCCAAAAGTTGATGACTCAATGGCAGCCACATTAATCATACCGGCCGCATAAATGACCCCGGCCATGATCGGGCCGACGATTGGCCCAAGCTCGAGGGCTTTGGTTGCGCCGGCCAGCGTGGAAATAATGGCGTTGGCCGCGCTGGCTTGTTTGTTAATCTCGAAGGCAATTTTATTGTGTTGCGCGGCTTGTGAGGTGGCGTTTTGCAATAGGCCGGAAATGGTCGAGATTTGAGACATCGTGCTCATTTTTTCAAATTGATTGCGCGACATTTGCCCGCTTTGTGCCAGCTGAGTAAGTGTGTTCTGATGCTCTAATTCGGCATTTTGGACTTGCACTTTGTAATCGGCATCGTCTGTTTGCGCGGCAACATGATAAGCCTTAAGCGCATCTAATCTGGCTTTGTATTGTTCGTTTTCGGTGCCTACTTTATCCAGCTTTTGCCCGGCAAGTGCTTTTTGCAAATCCAGTGAAGCGTTTTTGGCTAAGAGTGCGGCGGCGGCTTCGGCTTTAAGTGCTGCGGTAGAACTGGCAAGCCAAGCGGGCTCTTTGGCTAATACCGAATTAGCATTGAGGGCGACAATTTGTTTTTGTACCGCCAGATCAATATTGCGGGCAGCGGTTAAGCGGGTGCGTTCTTCGGTTGTTTTACCCAGCAAGGCGCGCTCAAACTCAATTTGCTGGATCGATTCGGCGGCTGAGCTATTGGCCTTTTCGATGATCTTTTGTGCTTCGGTTTGCGCGGCTCTTTCGTCGGCATGTTGCCCTGCCAGCTTTTCAGCGGCGGCCATTTTTTTGAGCATCACATTAATGTGTGCCTGCTCGGTTGTGGAGAGGGTCAGCGTACCGGCGATGACCATGTTTTGTACGTCGATTCTGAGTTTCTCTGTAGCTGAAACTTTATTGGCCGCGTCCGCACTCAATTTATATAAATCAGTTTGGGTCTGGATACGCTGTTCCAGCGTTTGCATGGATTTGTTGAGGGTGTTGGTTTCTTCGGCAATCTTGATGATTTCGCCTTGGGGTTTTTTAAGTGCTTCTGCTTGTTTGGGCGCGCTTTCCAGGATTGCTTGGGAAAAGCGATCTATTTCGATCCGTGCCGCCTCACCTTCAGCAACCATCATGTCTTGTAACTTTGAAAAGCCTTTAAAATCGCCCTGAGCCAGTAGCGTTAATTGGGCAACTGTGCCGCCGATACCTTTGCCAACCTGTTCAAAGGTATAAGCCACGTTCGCACCTAAAACTACCAATGTCTTGATGACCTCCGCAATGCCCTGCCCCGCTAACGTAAATCCATCCGCCTTGTTACCTGCTTTTAGAAATTCATCAGATATTTGGGTTAAAACGGGAACCAGTTGCTGTGCAAATATGGTGGCGTTGCCTTTGGCTGCAAAGGCAAGGGCTTCCATTTTGTCGGCTAGTTCATTACAGTTTTTTGCGTATTCGACTGTAATTGGATTGAGTTCGTTGCCACGATCAACTAACGCTTTAAAAGCGTCGCTACCCTCCAATAAGGCGGGGACCATCGCTTCACCGCCCTTGCCGAGTAACTGTTGCGCGACATAGGTGCGTTCGGCTGCATCGGGGATGCGTTGCATCGCATCTGCCAGCTGGTACATGGCTTGCATGGGGTCTTTGGCAGTAATGCCCAGCGTTGCCAGCATATCGGCATGTTTGCCGCCATTGATTGAGGCTTCGGTTAAATATAACGAGAGTTTTTTAATACCCTTGGTCATATCTTCAAAATTGGCCCCGGTTTGGGTAGCTGCATATTGCAGGCCGTTCAAATCTTGAATCGAAACGCCCGAGCGCACAGAGAGTTCATTCAAACGCGCCGTGGCTTCGATAGATTGGGTGATAAATTCTTTGAATTCGTTCAAGCCCAAGCCGATGCCCAAAGCGGCCAGTGCACCCTTTGCCATTTCAGCGGCACGGGTGATTTCTTCAGTCGCTGTTTTTACGTGGTCTTTGGCGGAATTCATGTCCGTCTGAAGCCGCGCCACGTTCGCGCTCATTTCGACAATCAAGCTACCGATTACCGTTGCCATAGTTATTCCTTTAATGCCGCCAAAGCGGCTCGATCCATTGCAATCAAGAGGTCTATTTCAAACACATCCAAACTTAAATTCTGGATTTGTTGCCAGGCGTATAAATCGCGCCACGATATGGGTTTATTTTCGCCATCACGACCGTTATGCAGCGAGAGGAACATTTGCCATACCACATCGCAGCCGGGTAATAATTCAGGCTCGATTAATTCGGGCGGGATGGATCCGGTAATTTTTGCCACTTGCAGCAGATGATCACGTACGGTAGCGCCGTCCTGCATACGCCGCGCCAGGCTGAAATGATGCCGTACTAGGGCAAGGAGACTTTCGGCTGGGCGGCGATGAAGTTTTTTGAATCGACCAGGTGCATGGTTATTTGATTCAGTAACCAGTCCAGCTCGGGGCGTTGTAATAGCGTCACGGCGGCGTTAGGTGTAAACGCGACCAGCTGGCCGTCATCTGAAATGCCTTCCCAGTCCGAAATGCAGGTGGAAATATATTGCAAATGTGCGGCGGTGCGCTGCGCATGCTGATCTTCGGAGTCGCCTTCGCCGATACGGCGTAAGGCGCGCTGATAATCCAGCAAGGCAGTGCGCCGCGCCGGTGCATCGCTACTTAACATCGTCACGTAAGCTTCGAGCGGCTGGCCGGTGACGGGGTGCAGGATTTCAATGCGGGCGGTACGCACGCTTTGTATGGTTTTTACGTCTAACATGGGGAGTCCTTAAGCTAAGCTGTCTTGCATCATTAATGTGGTGATATCGCCGTTGTTGCTCAAGCCGCCGTTGGTATTCATCAGGCCTTCATAATTAAACGTTTGCACGATGCCTTTGCCGACGGCATCTGCTTTGTCGGCTGAGGTCATTTTGATGCGCGGCAAGGTGAAGGCCAGGAAGTCGGCTGTAGCTGACGAATTGGTGGTCAGGGCGATGGTTAAGCTTTGCTCTGTTTCGGCCAGGAACGCATCACGCATGATGGCATCTTGAAAATAAGCCGTGAATGAACCGGTGACGGTCATGATGCCAGGAAAAAGTGAGGCGACGTGTTGCGAGCCCACGACGGGATCCCCGGACAAATTCAGTGCGCACTTGATATTGACTCCGGTGCAGATTGCCATGGGGGTAGTGGCTCCGGTACCGGCCAATAAAACGCCATTCACGCCAGCTACGAACCCGCTCGATGTCACCGCGCTGGGTGCGGTGTAATACTGCACGGCGCCGGATTGCATGTCTTGCCCGATAACGCCGAATTGCACGGTGGCTAGGCCCGAGGCGGGAATGGCAATATCAAAGTTGCTCAGCTTGCACCCCATGAACAATTCAGATTGCGAAATATCGGAAAAGAAGTGTTCGATGGTGAAGCTTGAGTCGGTGTGCCCGGTGGACGGCATGAAGGTCTTTTTACCGGTCGGGGTAAAGGTTGCCGTGGCGATGGGGCCTTCTGCGGTGAGCGTGGTGCCGTTGAGCACGATCACGTTGAGTGCCAGCGCCGAAACACCCACGACCAGCAAATTTTTATTCAGATTGGCGGCGTTGAAAGCGCCTGCGGTGAAGCGCCCGATATCGCCGGTGTTGAGGCCGTCGGTAATCCACGATCCGGCGGTGCGCGTGAGGCTGTAGGTTACGCCTGATCCGGCGGCGATGGTAATCGTCAACCCTGTAGCGGCGGCATCTGCGACAAATAAACGGCGCAAGGCGGCGGCAAATAAATCTTTGTAGGTGCCGGGTGATAAATCGCCCTTGATATTGCCGTCGACGCGGCGGATGCCCAGGCGAATATCACCAATCTGCCAGTCGGTGCGAATTTCGTTCGATTTGAACTGGTCGCGCTTGGTGGTGAGGCTGGATTCTGTACGGCGTAAAAGCTGCGCACCAACGGCCCCGGCGGCAGTACCAAAGACGGTTTCCAGTTTATAGGCTACCGTTTTAAAAATTGCTGTTGCTAAACCCATGGCTATCTCCTACTTATAATAATGAATTAAAAAATCCACCGGCTGATGGTACAGATTGACATCGAAATCGTAAGCGTCGGGCGAATCACCGTCCCAAAGCACGCTGGAAACAGGTACGGTGTTGATGGTGCCGCTCTTTAAATCGCACGCATGGCGCACGGCATCAGCCAGCACTTTTGCGCCATTGGCGCTGGCATCGAAGCAGCTCACTTGCATACGCGCCTGGCAGGGAATGAGTCCGCTGGTGGCATCAATGGGTAAATCACGCACATCGCTGATTTTTGCAATGATGAGGTACGGTTTTAAAACGGCTTCCGGCGCTCTGAGTGCGTAGATGCGCGAGGCCACCAGTGCGCTTACGCCTGCATCGTTGTCGAGCAGGTAATTAATAACTTTTCCGGGGGCGCTCATTTTTTTGCCAGCTCGATCGGGATGCGTTCCGCCATGTAATCAGCAGCGGCTTGTATGGCGGCGTGGGCGTGGTTATCGAAAGCGGGACGCATGAAAGGTTTGGCGATTGCGCCGGGGTGTTGCACTTGCATTTTAAAGCGGCCTGCGACAAATAATGCTTTGGCTCCGCTGGGTAGTTCGGCATGCGGGCGCGTGCCAAATTCTGCCATGTGCGCATAGTAGGCAATTTTATTTCCGGCTGTGACTTTGACTGTTACCGTGCCTTTGCTGCTGCGTGCGCTCACGCGGATCGAGTCGCGCAATGCGCCGGGGTAAGCGCCGTATTTTTTGGCCTGTGCGCTGGGTTCACCTACCGGGCAGCGCGCCTTGGCTACATTTTTAATCACGTTTTGTCCGAACCTGAGGGCCCCGCGCAAAATATTGGCTTCAATCTTTGCGGGCAGGGTTTGCAGGGCCTCATTTAATTCGGATAGCCCGGTAATATGAATATCGTTCATTGATTGACGACCTCGCATAGCAAATCAATGGCCTCACGCCTACCAACTAAACTTAACGATCCGATGCGCCCGATACGCCCGTCATGGCATATCACCTGCCAGGACTCGTTCACATCGCTGCGAAAGCGAATGCGCACAACGCGAGTGAGGTGATAGCCGGGTGCTTGTGCCATAAATTGCTCGCGTGCGGTTGAATCGGCTTCAGCGGCCCAAACGGTGTCAATCGTTTTCCATGTTTCGATAACGCCGCCGACGGCATCGCTGCTGACTGTTTTTTGCTGTAGCTGTACCCGGTAGCAAAAATCTCCAATGTTTTGTGCCATTACGCGCTCGCCATGTTGCGTACTTGCCAGGTGTAATCGTCGTTGCACTGATCATATATGCCATAGGTTGCTTGCACGGTGAGCAATTTGTTTTCGACTGAATTCATACTGTTTTGAATGGCTGAATCCAGTGCGTCGAGGCTGATCGTGATAACCGCTGCCGGGGTGACGGCAATGGCGGTTTTGATTGCCGTGCCGGTGGTCATACATTTGGTGCTATAGGTGATTGATACCGGGACGGCGGGTGTGCCTGTTTTGTCAAAAAATGAGACGGTGATATCGGAAGAGCTTTTTTCGTTCACGACATCCATTTAATCAATCCTCAAAAAATTCATGTAGCGTTTTGTCTGGCTAAAACTCATGTTGCGTTTGGCCTGGCTGAAACTCATTGCTCGTTTGCCTGTTGCAAAGCTCATACTGCGCTTGCTTTGGGTAAAACTCATACTGCGCTTGGTCTGACTGAAGCGCATCCACGCTATCGAGGCGATGACTGCGCCCGAGGTGGTTAAGGCGCTGCGGTCTGCGCTGTCTGTACCAAAAATAGCCGCGCTGGTGGTAATGCGTGTGGCCAAACTCGCCTGATCAGCTGCATCAATGGCGGCCAGCGTTGCCGTTGCCCAATTTGCCGCGAATAGTGCGGCTGCATCTTTGCCGTCAAGGGCGGCAATACTGGCGGTAGTAATCGAGCCAAACGCCCCGGCAAGGGCGGTTAAATCAAAGCCGTCAACGGTTGCAACACTTGCGCCTGTAGTGATTGAAGATGCGGTTAATGCCGCGTCCGGCGTGTCTGTCGCCGCGATTTGTACGGTAAGCCAGTTCGCTGCCGTAGTCGCTGTACTATCTGCGCCTTCGGTTGCGGTGATGCTGGCAGTGGTAACTGATCCTGCTGTTGCGGAAAGTGCTGTTAAATCGGCGCTATCGACCCCGGCGATTTGAGCCTTGGTCCAGTTGGCTGCGGTTAAAGCCGTGCTATCGGCTGTGTCGGTAGCTGCGATTGCTGCGCCGGTGGTGGCGCTTGCTGTAGCAGTCGCAATATCTGCGCCATCGGTGGCGGCAAGCTGTGCAGACGTCCAAACGGCAGCCGACAGTGCCGTCAGGTCGGGGCTATCCGTTGCGGCGATGCTGGCACTGGTAATGCTTGAGGCGGTTGCTGCGAGTGCGCTTAAATCTGTGCCGTCAGCCGCGGCGATTTGAGCTTTGGTCCAGTTAGCTGCTGTGGCTGTAGTTAAATCTGCGCTATCCGTTGCGGAAATGCTGGCACTGGTGATGCTTGAGGCAGTTGCTGCGAGTGCTGTTAAATCCGCGCTATCAGTTGCGGCGATACTGGCACTGGTAACGCTTGAAACGGTTGCGGTGAGTGCGCTGACATCAGCGGCATCGGTTGCCGCGATTGTGGCGCTGATACCTGTGCCGCCGCTTGCTGCCCTTAATAATAATAGCAGCGACATGGATTATAGGTTCTTTGTGTACTCCGTCCACTTGCAATCAACCGTCCACATATCCGTGACGGGATTTTGTGTGGCCAGCGTATATTCTAATCGGCAAACTACCCCTTCCAGCGGCCCAAGCGTAACCAGCTCGTTTACGCCGGATAGAAACGGAAGTGTGTCAATAATTTCGTAGCCAGCTGCTGTGATGAGCCGGGGCGCAAAAGCCTGGGTGAGTACTCCCCCGGCGGTAGTTACGGCAAGGGCTGTAGCAGCGATTGTGCCGTCTGCGCTCGCGTCTTGCCAAAGTGTTGTCGCCGCATTGGAGGTGAGCAAATTATCACGAGCGGCTTTGGCAATTGCGGCGCCCCCGGTTGGCAGGGCAGTAAAACGGTATAGGCGGATGTGTGGAGGCAGGACCGTCACCGCTTTAATCACGGTCTGTACCATATCAATCGTTAATCTTTCCAGATCAACAAATATCGGCGAGGCGGTTGCATTATGTAAGGCAAATAAGTTTTGCCCGGTGGTGCCTGCGCGTCCTGGTATGCGGAAAGAGCATCCGCGACCGTAAAATGAAATATTCCGGTGCGGGTCTTCGTCTACGGGTAGCGGGTAAGCGCCTGAAACATCGCGCGCGCTATTATCCGGCCCGAACATGGGTTTCACGCGCTGGACCAAAACTGCGGATGATGCCGCCCCATTCAAAGTGGTTACATCGTCCGCCGCGATAACTGCTGTACCGCCTTGTGCTGTGTTATCAGCCATTTTTAGTGCCCGGAGTTGCCGCTGGTGATGGTAAAGCCGGTAAGCGCTACCGGCTGGCCCGAGGTTGGTAAGCCGATTGTCATATCGGCGGCGGATATGCCTGCGCTGCCATCTAGCACAGCAACCGATGCAGATGTTTTAATTCTCCACCAAGTGGGTTGCACTGACGCTGAGGCGTTAACGTTTGCGGGTAGCGTGGGGCTGAGTACCGACGGCAAGGCAGCCGACGCGCCAGCGGCAAAGGGCGAACCCATGGTAAAGGGCCCGGCAACTAATGTGCCGTCAGCACCTGCGGGGCCTACGGGTTGCACGCCTGAAAAAATATACAGCAATCCGGCATTGCCAACGGTAGTGGTGGTGGCGTTCAGCTGCGCTTGTTCGCACGCCTGGCTGTAATTCAGTTTCGATGCGCAGGCGATCAGCCCAAGGCGCAACATCATTTGCTCGAACCCGATGCCGATCAGGGCAATCAGAATATTGAGGCGAAGCTTCCAGCTGCGTTTGATGTTATGCATTTAATGCGTCTCCCGTCGTGGTAATGGCGATATCGGCAAGTACTGGCTCGCCAGCAGCGTCGGTGGCCAGCTCGTGCAAGGGCGTGCTGCCAACAATGTGGCTCACATGCACATGGTTTGCCGGGCGAACTTTGAAGCCGGTTGTTTGCGGGTCTTCATCCCACTCGGTGCCGAGCTCGAGTTCAGCTTCTGCGCTGGTGACCAGCGTGGATTGAAAAAACCCCAGGTCGGGGTGTTTGCGGTATTTCCATTTGGGGTAGATCATTTTTTTCCTTTAGTAAGTGATGACCATGTAGGGATCGAGCAGGCTGTCGATAAACGGCAGCAATTCAACTTTTCCTTTGGGGATTACAACTGCCTCTTGCCGGTATTCGTAATAGCTGCCAACACGCAATTTCATCCAGTTCAATATGCCCGCCGGGACCGGGTTACCGGTCCAGCCGGTGATTGATGCGCCTGAATAAATCGGGGATCCGTAACCGGCGATGAACTGAATGATTACCGAGGCGATTTGTGGCATACAAATCGGCCAGATTTTGCCAAAAACTGGGGTGATTCTGGCCGGTTCGGTGCTGGTGTCGACCACGTAATCAGTCGACGGCATCACTTGCCAGCTGCCCCCCATATCCAGATAGCGAATTTCGACTACCGATTGAACTGGGCTTTTGTTCAAAACAATGCTGTTTTTGGGGAAATAATCACCCACACCACCACTTATACTGCCCGCGTGCGGGAAACGATCCATCACCAGATTCCAGGTTGCGGTGCACAGCTGTCTGGCTGTAGTATTTTCAGCCGCATCACGGGCGGCTGAGATAGCCGCGAGGATCAAAGTATCGTCTAGCGCGCTGGGATCGGCGCGCAAGTGCAGGCGTGCAGTTGCCAGATCGAGCGGTTCGCCGGCCGGAGGTGTGAATAGGACATAAGCCATATTTTGTTAAACGGTTTTTTTGCTTTTGAGATCGTCAACTTCAATAACTTCAGCCATGTTCAGATCCACATAGCGGCGCGTCTCTTCGGTCAGTTCATAATCAGCATCGCGTGCAAATTTAATTTGTCCGATTTCGTGTACATCCTGGTTGAATTTAACTCTGTACATTTCAGCTCCTATTCTTCGATGTCTTCATTTTTTGGCTGAGTGACTTCAGGTGCTTTTGTCGAGGCCATCTGCGCTTCGTCAACGGTAATTTCTTCACCAAAATTCAACAGCACGCAGCGCGTTGTTGCCTCGTCTTTGGCGTAGATTTTCCCGGCCTGAAATTTGATCAAACCCGCTTCGCAAAAATCGGAATGGAACTGCACGGCTTTTACTTTTGCCATCATGTTCTCCAATGAGCGGGGCTTGCGCCCCGCAGTAAGATTAGCCAATAATTTGAGCTACACCGGCCTGGTTAAGTGCTGAGGCGGGCAGATTTTTTGCCACACCGCCCAATACGTTTGCGGCGATCAGTGTTGCGGCCGCAGCCACTGTTACGCTCAGCTGGAAATAACTGAAGCCGTTGTTCACGTCCAGTTCTGAGGCGCGCAGATTGATCAGTGCCTGCCGGTTGTTGCCACCCGCTGCCAACAGTTGCACAACGGCCTTTCCGGCGATGTCTTTTGCGCCGGTGCCCACCGCATCGGTTGCCTGCTGTAGTTTGGCATCGACGGTAGCTGCGGCACCGAACGCGCCAATAGAAAGCATGGCCTGAAAACGTTCGAAATTGGCAGCGGAAATCCAGCCGCTGACAGCGGTGCCAACACCTTGAGAAACGGGATTAATAGTTGCAAGCACGGCGGCCTGCTCGGATATTTTTGCATTTGGAAGCATGATGTTTTCCTTTTAAAAAAGAGTGAGAAATAAAGCCGGTTGATTCCGGCTTTAATCCGGTTAGCGTGCGGCCAGCGAGATAAAGTGGCTGCGGGTGTTGGCGCTCTTTGGTGGCACAACCGGCGCGCTCAAAATCGGCTTGCCGTTCATGCGGAAAGTGAATCTGAACGCGGTTGCGTCCGCATCAAAGAACAGGTGCATTGAGGTGGCTGTCTGAACGCCACCGGCTTTGGTTATGGTGCGATAGCCTTTCAGGGACAGCAGATTCAAATCTCCTTGCGAGCTGAAGGCGGCGGCGTGTTCGCTCAATTGCAGTGGACGGCCTTTGAGCATACCGTAAGAACCGGTTGCGGCATTTTGCGAAGGTAGGAAGATTGGATAGTTACCAACGACCATCGCTTCAAGCGCAGTCAAAATGTCCGGGTTGCCGATCCATACCGCGTTTTTGAGTTCACCGGCAATCAGGCGCGTGACCATATTACTGATATTAGTTGAGGAAATGGTACCGGCGGCTTGTGCTGCATCTTTTGCCTGAATAATGCGGGCATTGGAATTGAGTGCGCCCAGGCATTTACCTGTGCCATCGCCAAACAAAATCGCTTCGTTTGCTTTCCAGGTAATACGTTCCGGGGCCACTGCGCTCAGATAAGAGCCGATTGCAAAGCCGTCATCGATCATTTCATTCGACACGGGCACGAGCGTCATCAGTTTTTGCAGGATCAGCGCATCATTACCCAGTTGAGGCTTGGTTTGGCTGGCTGCTGTTGCTTCGCTTTGCCAATAGGCTTGTACGCCTGTGCCGCCCCAGGGTGTAGATTCGTCTTTCGGGAAGATCATGCTGTTACCGGCGATTTCGGTATTTTGAGTCAACGGGATCAGACTGTCTTCGCCTAGCGATAAGCGCCAGATGTCGGCAGAAAATTGCGGTGGTATGGCAAAGCCGCCGTCGGTGCCGGTTGCTTCGTTGCCAAAAGTGGAAGGCGTTGCGGCGTTGAAGCCCAGGCGTTTATCTACCGCGCCACGAACATTGGCTTGTGCAACTGATTTGGCAAATTCTCCAAAGCTGTGAAAGCCGCGCATTGGGTCGTTTTCGATGTTCTCAGTCACTTGATTGCCGAGCACGGCTGAAATGCCAACTTGAGTTTCAGCGGCGATCAGTGCATGTTCGCGGTCAATGGCGGCATTCGCTGCGGCGATTTGTGCGCTGATCGTGTCGAACTCGGTGATTTCTTCCGCGTTCAGGTCGCGTGCTTCTTTGTCGCCAATGTTGGTAATGGCGCGCGCGGATGTTACCAGCGCGGCTTTTTTGCTTTGTAGTTCACGAAGTTTCTTGCTCATGACATTTTCCTTTTTAAAAAATAAAAAACCGCCCAAAGGCGGTTGCTTGGTTTGACACGATCTGCCATCGGGCAGGCGTTACCCGCATTGGCGGGCAACGGGTGGCTGTATCTAGCCGATAATTTCGAGCTCGCGTTTTGCGGAGGCGAGTCTTGAGGCGCTGGCGCGTGAAGCGGCCTTGGCATCTTTTTGCATTTTTGCAATCACGTCATCAAAAGTCATGATGCCGTCGACCATCTTTTCAGCCAGAGCGGCATCCGCGCCGAGTACGCGGCCCTGCCCCATGCCGTTGCGCACGTCATTGATGCTTACACCGCGACCTTTGGCAACAGCTTTGGTGAAAGCGCCGTAATAATCATCCACGCGTGACTGCATGAAGGCTTGCGCATCGCTATCCAGTGGCGTGTAGGGGTTGCCCTCAACTTTGAATTTGCCCGCTGAAATCAGCGTAGTCTTTACGCCCGCTTCATCCATCGCTTTCGACCAGTCTTCGTGTGCTTGCCACACGCCGATGCTGCCGACTTCGCCGCCCGGTGTGACATAAAATTCAGACGCTGCGCAGCCGACCCAATAGGCTGCTGAAGCGGCGAGGCTATTTGAAATCGCAACGATTTGTTTTTGGCCTCGGGCGGCGATAATTTCACTGGCCAGTTCTGCGACTCCGTAAACGCTTCCGCCGGGGCTGTCGATATCAATGAGGATGCTACCGATGGACGGATCGGCAAGGGCGTCGCGTAGCGATTGGGTAAAGCGCTGTGTGCTTGCAGAACCTCCGCCGGAAATATCATCAACCATGTTGCCGCGCTGGGTGACTACGCCGTAAAAAGGTAGTACGGCAATGGCCCCGCCGCCAGCAGCGACGTTGTTGGCTTGTTTGGCGCTTCTCGATTGTTTGTCTTCGCTAATTTTCGCCATGACAGAATCAGCAGCGGGTTCGCCTTTTTGCCAGCGCCCGAGTACTCCGGCAAAAGCCTGCAAGCGTTCGGGCATCAGGGCCCACGGCGTGGATAAAAATTCAGCGATCAGGATGGCGCGTTTCATGCGGATTCTCCAAGCTTTAATAACGAGGCGGTTAAATACTCAAGTGTGACACCTGCTGGCAATGTGGCTTCCCAGGCATTCACTTTTTCCAGTGATACTGCAAGAGCGGTAACGATCAAATCAGTTTCAATCGTGCCAGATTTGATCATGCGTCGCGCAATGCGGCTGGCGTTACCGGAGAGTATGGCGCGCAGACGGGCGGCTGATTCTTTTGCATCATCTGATTCTTTTGCGTCGTCATCAGTCATGTCTTTGGGTTCGAGTTTTTCTTGCGCTGGTTTTTCAGCGGCCTCAGTATCTTCTTCAAAATCTTCCGCTTCGTCTTCTTCAACCATGTTGAGTGGTCTTAGCGGTTCATCCAGTCCGTCCAGTGGTTCGTAGCCTTCCATGTCGCGCGCTTCGTTACGCGTTAACCAACCGTCCAGAATACCGCCATGGTAATAAGCGCGGCGAGCGGCAGAATCGCCCCTGAGCAGGGTGCGGAAATCATATTCAACATCAATTTCTTCATCGTCAAAAAGTAATTCGGCGGTAATGCTTGCGCAATTACGCGCGCCGCGTGGAAGTAGTGCATCTTGAATATATTCCAGTGCTTGCTGTTCAATGTTGCTGAACGTGGCTTTTTCTAAATCGCCGATTTTGTGTGGTGGTACGCCAAACCAGCGGGCGATTTCACTGTTGGAAAACTTGCGCGTTTCTAAAAACTGCGCATCCTGGTTGCTTATACCCACTTCATGATATTTCATACCCATATCCATGACCATGATCTTGCCTTTATTCTTGGATGATTGGGCCTCTTGTACCGATTCACGGAAGGCGCGCTTTGATGCGGTGTCTTTGAATTGTCCGGGATACTCTATCCAGCCACCAGTTGGCTTGGCATCGTTGGCAAAGAAACGGGCGCCATAATTTTGCGCTACCAGCCCAAGCCCGAATGATTCGCGTGCGCATTCGATTACGGACAGGCCGGTAACTCCGTTTGATGAAAGGCCGCGTATGTGCCACATATTGCCACGCGGCACGATGCGGCTGGTGCCGTTCAGGCTCATCACTCGATAGCGATAATCACCATTGTCTTGTTGTTCGATCGTTACCAGATCGGGGTGGCGCGGCATCAGTTCTACGATTTCACCCTTGGAATTAGCGGTGATTTCGTTGTAGCAGTTGCCGCGCAGCTCCAAGTGTCCCTGGATCATTTCGCGCCATTCCATGGCGTTCTGAAATTTGTTCGGGCGCACATTTAATAATTTTAGCAGCGGGTGTTTGGTAATGCGTTTACGGGTACCGGCTTTATAAAAACGAATAGGCATCATGCCTAGGTGCCCCGATACCAGACTCACTGCGCGAAATACGGCGGACAGCTGCATGGCCGACGCAGATGTGACGTTAATTCCGCCGCCGATAGAGTTAACTGGCGAAAACCAGAAGTTCCCCCAGACTGAACGATCTCCGCCGTCGGATGCAAACATTCCGCTGATCCATTTCGGTAATTTCATTAAGCCACCAGAAGTTCGTAATTTTCGTCGATGACGGGGTATTTGCTATTGCCATCCACCATAGCGCGCGACATGGCGACTATCAGTGCAACAGCAGCATCAATTTTGTTTTGCGCGGCTTGCTTGCGCGGAAATATATTTTCGTTATGGTCCGACTTCACTTCGACGTTACTCATCATCCAGATGAAAGCGGGATTTCCATCGTGATGAAAGCGCGGTGGATCAGCGTCGATCAATGCGGCAATAAATTTCATCGGCTCACTCAGGTAACGAGTTTGCATCGGTATATCTACTACCTCGATGCCTTGATTTGCGAGGTTGGATCCCAGCTGCTGGCCTCCCCACTGATCTTTGGCAACTTCGCGTACATTCACTTGGTGCGTATCATCCAGTATCTCGTTCTGTATGTATTCGAGATCGATCATATTGCCCGATGTTTCGATCAGATGTCCCGACTTTACCCAGCCTTGGTAGTGTACGTTCTCCGCTTTTAGTACTGCCGACTCCGGTACATAGTTATGAGAGAACGCATAAAAATGATCAACCCCATTAATATTGCGTTTGAACACGGGCACTTTGCTGGCAATGTCGGTGGTAGAGGCCAGGTCCAAGCCGATAATGCATTCTTCGCCTACAAAATCATCTAGTGATAACGAGGGGTCACCGCATTGCTGAAGGTTGTAAAGATTGATCCAGGGTGATGCAGCTGCGCACCAGATGTTCAGATGCTTGGTCTTAAAAATATTTTGCTTGCGCGGATCGGCAACCGCGTCGCGTTGCTGTAGCTTTAAAAATTCACCGTCAACTGAAATTCCGAAATTGGGATTGGCTTTGACCAGCGCTTCATCACTGGTCCAGTCGTCGTCTTCGTCTATAGTAAATATAATGCCAAAGCGCTGATCGTTTTCGATCATTCCTTGCAATATCTTTTGTAGCTCTACCTGGTGCGTGTAACAAGGGCCGGAAACGTTGGTACCGGAAGTTGTAATCACCAGCATCAGCGGCTGTGATCTTGCCCCCATACCGGTTTGCATAGTCTCGTATAGTTCGGGCGTTTTGTGTTCGTGATACTCATCTACGATTGCGCAGGATGGTGATGCGCCATCACCGGGTTTACCAATCACTGGCTCAAATTTACTGTTATTTTCTGTCACCGATAGATTGGAGACATTGACCGTGATGCTATAACGCTGGCGAAACTCGGGCACCGTCCCGGCCATCAATCGCGCAGGTCTGAATACTTCCATGGCCTGGTCTTGCGAAGTAGCGCCGCTGTAAACTTCCGCGCCAAACTCGCCATCTACCGCAAACATGTAAAGTCCGATGATGCTGGCGATCGTGCTCTTGGCATTTTTACGTGGCACGAATAAATCAGCTACGCGAAACCGGCGCTTGCCAGTCGAACGATTTACCCAGCCAAAAATACTGGCCAGTATGAATATCTGCCAAGGCTCAAGTTGAATAAGTTTGCGCTGCGCAGCCCAGTCACCTTTGATGTGCGGCATGAGTTCAGCAAAGCGACATACGCGCTCAGCTGGGAAATATTTTTTACCTTGGGTATCTTCAAGTTCTGGATTGAATACATATTTCCAGTGACCGACTTTTGATAATGTCAGGTCATTCAGGTGCCTTTGAGCTGCCAGCTTCACCCATTTGCATGCAATGATGCGGCCCTCAACTACATTGTGCGCGTATTGCGTGGCGATATCGCCAAAACTGATTTTTAAATCGCGTCCCATGAATTTTCGCCGCCCCCGTCAAGCGGCAATGATTGCTGCCGATTGTCACTCGATTTAACTCGTGAGCGCGCGCTGGGTGACATTCCAAAACTTTGCAAATACCAGTGAACTTCTTGCGCCGCGCGGCGCTGAACTACCCAATGATGCGAATAGACCAAAGAGCCGTTGGGACTGGGGACCATAATGCCGTCACCGCCGGTCCATGCTTCCCCTTTTGCTTCGCAAGCGAGCCGTTTTTCTTCGGCGATATCCATCGCGCGCGTCATCATCGTTTCGGCCCAAACCAAACGTGCCCAGGCTTGGCAGTAAAGTGACAGCGCAGCACGATCTAATTTGGAGATCAGGCCGTATTCTTCCAGCTCAACAGATACGCGTTTCCATTCTTTTTTGGCTTCAGCCCATAAATGCTTGGGGCAGTTTGGGATCTCGACTTCTGGATTGAAATCATCCTGCAATTCAGATGAAGAAAGTTTACTTGCGTTTCCACGCAAATAATGGACATTGGCGGGAAGCTTTTGCGGCCCTCTTGATCCCATGTCAATTCTCCAAATGAAAAAGGGCAACCCAAAACAGGTCGCCCGTGATAAGTGCTCTTAAGTGGAGACGTCTCCACTTCGATTTGCTACCCCCCCCTACCCCGATAACTCCCGCACGAAAGAATTTGGTTAACCCACCGGTCTAGGGTTTTGACTCGCTAGAGATTTTTACCCCCTACCCCCCAGCGACCATCTTCTTTAGCTGTCTTCTTGCTGTGACAACTTTTACTTAGTGCTTGCCAGTTGTTTCTATCCCAGAACAACTTCATGTTGCCCTTGTGCGGGATGATGTGATCAACATCAGTCGCTGGCACAACACGCAGTAAGCCTGCCTGGCACTCTGTGCACATACAAAGCGGGTTTTCTCGCAGGTACTGTGCGCGTGCTTGCTGCCACTTGTAACCATAGCCGCGTTGGTTAGATGTTTCTCGTTGTTGCTCGACCTTCTGTTGAACGGCTCGCTTATGTGCGAGGCAATAGCCACCAGCATCACGCACAAGTGCACTACAACCGTAATGTCTACAGGGCTTGGCTGCTGCTATTGGCATTAAAAAACCCGCATCCTTTCGGGCTGCGGGTTTATTGAAGTGACACTGAAACACATTTTCGCAGATTTAACCCTATTTTGTAGTGTGCTGTCAAATACTATTTTCATAACAACCTTACGCCACATGCTTCGTCGTTCAGCCAATCCATGATTTTGCTATGCGCCACATCTATTCGCGCATAGATGGTAACGCGGTGGCAATGTAATTCTTTTGCCATTTGTTCTATTGTGCCAACGCGCAAATAAAACACTTGAACAGTATCTTTTAAAGAGTCTGGTAGCGACTGGATTGCTTTTTCGACTAGCCAGGCATCCTCATCAAAATTGGGTGAATGAAAGCCGTTGCCAGAGCGTTCGATCAAACGAGTATAGGAACATTCCCGAGGGTAGCCTAAGCCGCCTTGCATGCGTTGCAATGACCATGTGGCCCAATGATTGAGCCGATTATTAATGTACGTGTTAAATGCCAAGATGTTTGCCCTTTCCCAAAACTTTTTTAACTAACCATTGAATTCTGCGCCGTTTATGTTTTCGGGCGATTTCAGCTTTGCGCTTTTCCTTTTCCCGCAAGCGCCTAAGTGCATCAATACAATTGGCCGGATCGCCATAAAACATTTTTGGCAAATCGGCACTCATGAGAGGTTCCTCACCTTCCCCACCTTTTCAAAAGGTGCGGAAGGCTGTAAGCCAATAAATACGCCAGGGTTCCTAACCTTCCTAACCTTCCTAACGTAAATGAGGTCATGCGCGCACGCGCGTATATGCGCGGGTGTGCGTGCCTGCGCTCGTGTGTACGCGGGAGGAAAAAAGGTTAGGAAGGTTAGGAAGGTTAGGAACCCTGAGCGTTGGCGCGGGTTACAGCCTTCCCCACCTTGCCCTACGTTCCCCACCTTTGGGCTAAAATGGCTCATTGTCATCCTCCTTTTTAACAGGCAGGTCACTCAGCTTTTTGTCCGGTTTCTGTGGCGGACTGTACCAATAGCGAATCATGCCGTTACGTTTTTCGACTCTCTTGCAGCCGAGTTTCTTGAGCGCATAACCCACCCGGGTTTGCAAATCCTTTGTCAATTTGGATGCATCTACTTTTAAACCATCAATGGCGGCAGTGGCCAGGGAGAAATCACGGTATTGGTCATCTACCCAGTCGTGCAAGATGTCGACCAGTGAATCCTGTTGTTCGCGTTTTAGCTGCTCAGGATCGAAAATAACGCGCTGCTCATCGCTGATCGGATGAAAACGTTCACCGCTATCAAACAATGCCAAAGCCTCGGCAAAGAGCTGCTCACGCGCATCTTTTAAGCCCTGAATATTAATCTCACTCAAAATCTGAATTGGCCAAAAACGACGACCGCCTGTTGGGTCTTTATTCCAACCCAGTTCCTCGTTAGTCGTGCCAGCAAACACCACCTGGCGCGGGCATTTAATTTCGCGCGTCCCGTAGACGGGTCGAAACTCATCAATCCGGCGCGAAATAAAACTCTTTTGTTTAGATGATTCGTGTTTGGCCAAACTGCCCAATTCCTGAAACTCATACAGCCATTTGCCGCGAATCGCAGTCATGGAATCTTTGTTATCAAGGTTGATGTCCGTATCACCAAAGTACGCACCACCCAGAATACTGAGCGTAGTGCTTTTCAAGCGGCCTTGCGAACCTTCCAGCACTAGGCAATAGTCAAACTTTTCACCCGGACGCATCACGCGCGCCACCATACCCATTAAAAACCAGCGCGCCACACGCCAGGAGTATTCTGTTTTGGGTACACCCAGATAATCTGATAACCAATCATCCACACGGCTAATGCCATCCCATTTCAGGCTGCGCAACCAATCGCGCACGGGGTGATAACTGTTTTCTCTCGCAATGACTTCGATTGCCTCTTTAATCAACACCGAGGACGGCGTAAACCTGAATTTGCGGCTCAATTCCATGGCGGTGCGGGAATCGTCGGTTGTAGTCCATTCGCCAATTTCTGCGTGCGCATAGGGGGGCAATGCGCATTTATCCACCGCCATGGTGAAATCGTTAAATTTGATCACGCCCTGCCACTCGGGCGAATTGGCTAAACAATCGTGCACGTTTGCCAGGCAGTTCACCAGTTCGCCATTTTTGCGGATCAGGTGAAATTCCCAGCCGTCTTCCGGCTTGAATTCAGGCACTACAGGCTCAACTGGTGGATCGGCCTCGATACGCTCACCACGCCCTTTGCGTACCTTTTGCTCTTGCTCTGTCCCAATGCCTTTGCCGGCATTGGCAAACACATAATCTGTGACGCGCTTTTCGTCCCAATGATGCAATTCGGCAATGGCTGGGCCGAAGTTTTCTGGCAAATCAGGCTGATCAAACGGATTCACGATCCCCAATATTTTGCAATTAAAACCCAATAGGATTTTTTCAAGCTTAAGTGCAGCGACCCAGTTCGATTGCTTTTCGCGTGGCAGAATCGCGCCACCTGTTTCATCGTCACGCCGCACCTTGGCGCGATCCCGCGACAGAGTTGGCCAGATAACAATATTTTGCTCACGCAATACTGACCAATCGACCTCATCTATTTTGCGAATACCGCCCGGCCATGATACAAAGCGTGCCCAAGGAATTAACTTCTTGCCCGCTTCAGCTTCGTTTTCATCAAAGACAATCACTACCCAGCTTGAATTATCTTCGATGCTTTCGCTCAGCTGCTCAAGGCCGTATAGCGGCCTATAGCGCGCAAATTGAATCCAGCGCCAACCGTGCATACCGTCCTGATCGGCGCACCAGGTCATTGGCATGTGCACCGCTTCGCCGCTTGAAGTTAAAAAGCGCGCCGTATAGCCCAATAACTGATTTTGTTGATCATAATAGATAAACGCACGCAGCGGCTCCCCGCGCGTGTTATGCCGCAAGCGGGCGGCTGGCGCATCTGCGGGGACGGGGGTAATCGGCGACCAGACAGCGCGCGGCTTATCCATTAGCCCCCCCCCGTTTCAGTGCCCAACGTGCTTTAACTTGCAATAACAGCGAGGCGTGAAAATCAGCAGGCTTGCGCGCCTTGATTCGCTCTAGCCAACCCACGCGGTTTTGTTTGAGCGGAATGCTCACGATATAGCGCGCTGTACAGCACACCCTTGAAAAATCATGCACGCCAGAATCGGCAACACACAAAGCGCATGCGTCAATGCCTGTGGTCATTTTTCGCACCGGATATCGGTTGAAGAAAACGCGGGGAAAAAGCGATTGCGAATGATTGAGCCGGTCCACACTTCGCCATCTTTGGCCAGACTGGCACGCGAACGATTGCGGTGCACCGGGAAGCTGATACCGTCGGGCACCTGCATATAAATCATATTCATCACCACGCCCTGGCGAATCGCGGCCCACGCTTTACCCTCGGGAAAATCATAGGGCAAAGGGAAACTTACAATGCTGTCATCTATCATAATTTTTCCGGCCTGCAATACACGCGATACGTCAACGCCAGCAGCTCGTGCACCGTGCGATGAATATCTTGCCCGATACGATCCAGAGCGGCGCGTTCGACTTTATCGATTTCGCGGTCTTTGATGTACTCGCGAAACTTACCGGACAGCTCGCCTATTTCCTGATACAACAAATTAAACTCATCCAGCAGCTCATCGTTGCCTACCTCGTTACCCTCGGGCAGCGCAATGAAAAAACCTCCCGCATCACGCGCCACACCTTCGGCAAATAATGTGGTGACAGAAAATGCCTGTATCTGTTCGGCCAGGTGCACCGAGATACACTGCCCTTTACGTTCGTAGACACGATTTTCTAACCCCATTTTCGACAAACCGCACGCCGCAGCCATCGCCTCCCAGCCGCCCGGATAAGCGCGGATCATTGCCAGATAATCATTTCGATTTGCCACAGAAACCCCTTTTTACTTGTGGTTACGCGGTTTTATTAACCGCTCTAGACTGCCCTGATGAAAAATACGATTCCTTACCCCTTAAAGCCAAACAAAAAAAATCCCGCCCGGAAAGGGGAAGCCGGACGGGACCAACCGCAGCAGCGCGGGCTTCTTCCAGGGAGGAGAGAAGAATTGAGGGGCGCATCAAGCGGGCTCCTGTTGTTTGGTTGGTTCTGGATTTTTACCAAAAATATCGGGCCGCAATTTGGAACGCGGAATACCGGTAATGCGTTCCACATCAAGTGCGCGCGCTATAGGTACACGATGCCATTGGCTAACAGCACCTTTACTAATCTTGAGTTTATATGCGAGTTGGCTTACACCGCCCCCCGCCTCGATTATTATTTCAATTGGAGTTTTCATGCTAAACAGTTTAAATCGGCTTAACATTAAAAGTCAAGCGCATCTAAACTATAATTGCTTGGGGGCGCTATACAATCCCAGCATGAGTATTGGAGTGCGAGTGAGGCAATTAAGAGAATCACATAATCTTTCCGGTGAAAAATTCGGAGAGCTTTGTGGCGTTTCAAAAGGGGCGGTATCACAATGGGAAAATGACACTCAAACCCCTCCAATAGACAAGTTGTTATTATTGAAAACGCATAAGAAATTTTCTGATATTTCTTTAAATTGGATTTACACCGGTGAAATTTCCAAAGCAGATATGATTGCGCAAAGTTTGGGCGTTAAGGAAAGAGCTCAATGGTACAGAATCGGGAATTCGCTTTCTGAATCAGACGATGGAACAAACGGTAACCAATAACGTGATCCAGTTACAAATTCAACTGAAATTTAACTTTGACAAGGAATGATATGAAAAAATTATTAATAATTGCACTGCTGACATGCTCAACTAATTGTTTTTCTGAAGAATTAACAGTTCAAAATATTAGTGATATTACAGGAAAATCAAAAAATCAAATATTTTCAGCAACTAAAATATGGATTGCTGAAAACTTTAAATCAGCTAAATCCGTAATTGAAAATGAAGATAAAGAGGCTGGTACCATCATTGGAAATGCAAACATAAAATACCCCTGCGATGGTGTATTTTCTTGCATGTCCAAAGGGGACTGGAAATTAGAGTTCACCATGAAAATAGATACCAAAGAACAAAAGCTGCGCATTACTTTTTTTAATTTAAATAAATCATGGCCCCCTTCAGCTGGCTATCCTGCTGCCAAATACCCCGTAAAGGAAGATGAAATGGAAGTTATAAAACCAGCATTAATTGCCCTTTCTGATTCGCTTTCCGACTCTGTTATAAAACAAAAAATATATGATAACTGGTAATTTCACTCAAACATGAAAACAAATAATCCGTTCGATAAGAAGCTAAAAATCACTAATGATATTCCCGATGAAATCAGAGGTGCGCTTACACAAACAGCAGGCACGCTCGAACTTAGCTGGGATATGGCCCAAGCCATATTCGAGGAGCGTGCCACACCGGAAATTGCTATTGCTATTTATGATTTGGTGCTGGAGACAAAAGCCCGCAATGGCAGGGAGTAAATTCACTATCGTATAGAAAGCGAATTAAGCCGTGCCCGCAGCCGTCATCTTCTTTTTTGTTTTCTAAAAACTCAATTCGCCATTTTGTGCGCAACGAATTAAATTCCTCCCGTGTAAGATCGCCGTATCTGTTTCGCATCAGGCTAATAAGCTCATCTTTGTCCACAATTTCCATTACATTTCCTTTGTAAATTAAACCGCAGGACGTCCCTGCAATAATTATTATACATAAAGTTTAGATTTGCTTGACAATTAATGTTAAGTAAATCTATACTTCTCCCGTCGCAAACGTCTGCACTCAAAAACGGGAGGCACTATGCAAGCCAATTTAGCCAACGATTACTTACTCCAAGCCTATGGAAAATCAGGCTTGCGTCGTCTTGGCATTGGTTTGCAAAAGGCCATCGAAACCCCGGCAATCTCAATTTCGTTGCGCGCTACGGCGCGGGCGATACAAAGAGCAACAACCGCTACAGCCCCAGGCGCAGGTGGGATGAAACAGCGTCAGTCTGATACGTGATCCT